ACGGATTGGAGAGGCGGAAAGATTGTAGACCGGACTATGAGAAAAAGGTTGATCGCAAGCTGTTTGACTACGTGGATGCCCACAGGCAGATTAAGTTGGCGATGGATGAGGTGGCAGCCATCAATCTGGCCGGGCGAAAGATGACCGCGACCTACGAGCCCATGGTGGGAGGCCGCGGGGGCCCGGTTAACATCCCGGAGGAGACTATCGCTATCAGAATCACGGAAGTGGAAGAGACAATCCGGGTAAAGAGATCCTACATAGCGACCATCGAGGAGATTGTGAACGCCGCCCTGCCGGAGGAGGACTACCGGCAATTTGTCAGGCTATACTGGTGGACTGGCTCGAAACATATGCCGGTGCGGATCCGGATGGCGACGGTCCTGGCGGAAATGCCCTACCTGGAGTATATGGACACCCGCCGGTGCCGCCGCAAAAGGGACCGGTTTTATGAGTGGAGGAGCCGGATATACAAGCGATTGGCAGAGGCCATGGGCTACTTGGAAGGAGGGAAGGATTAATGGATGGATCAGCTATTGATATGGAAAAATGGCTGCGGGACCAGAACGAAAGAATGAGGTTGGAGTGTGGCAGGGCCAGAAACGCTTACAGAGAAGCGGAGCGAAGTAGGAAGATCCTACAGGATTTGCTCAGCGAGGCCCAGGAGAAGCTGAAGGCATACGAAGCTTGGCTCCCGCGTGACTGCCACTTCTGTAAATATATCGCGGAAGATCTGGAGCAACCGGGAGCTGCGCCTCATTGCGAGCAATGCGTTGAGGCATCTCATTGGGAGCCAGGGACGCCCGGCGGAAGAAGTCAGGGGGAGGAATAGGTATGGTCTGGGCGGTGGTAATCTCGCTGAGCGTAAGTTTCGGGTTTGTCATAGGTGCGTCATGGTGCGCATACTTTAGCCGGCTGGCAAGAAGGGGAGTGGAGCGATGAACCTGGAACAGATCCTGGCCGAGATAGAGGCGGCAAACTATGTGTACGAGCTAAATCTAGATTTTGAAGGATACGATATGTGGGTATGCCATAGGACCGCAGATGTTGGCCATACCTTTGTCGGCGACAGTCCGGTTGAGGTGGCTACCAAGGCTTATGAGTGGATTAGAGATGGGGGAGCCGAGATATGATCCGCAGCACGCACAAGCACAGGAAAACCCGAAAAGCGCACACCTGTCAAGTATGCAAAAAGACAATCCCAGCGGGCACGGATTGCTTATGGTACAAACAAGTAGCGTTTAAGGACAGCGACGTGGGCCGCGATCAATGGGATGAGGGCTACATTTGCCCGAGCTGCGAAAACAAGGGGATGGAGGAGTAAGAATGACCCAAAGAACAGGGAATGTCCTGATAATCGAGGAGGAAGATCCCGGCAAATGCGAGCTATGCGGATCCGTCGCTGAGCTGAGGCCCTACGGCCCCAACCGGGAGAACATATGTTTTGAGTGCGGTATGAAGAACCGGGAGACAACCGAAGCGCGAATGAAAGAGCGGATTAATTTCGGGATCCCGACAGAGAAGCAGAATTAAAGAGAAGGGGCGGAAACGAGAATGATAGAAAAGCCAATCCCTTTCAGTGCGCCAATGGTCCAGGCCATACTGGAGGGGCGCAAGAGTATGACCAGGAGGGTGATTAAGCCGCAGTCAAAAGGAATCATGAAAATCCCATACCATGACGGCGACCGGCTTTACGTCAGGGAGCCCTTGAAGCGGATAGATTGGGCAGACGGCATTCCAGGGATAGCTTACGCTGCAGATGATGAGCCGGCATGGGACGTGACAAGGCCTTGCCGCTGGGTGTGGAAAAACGCAAGCCTGCCGTCGATGTTCATGCCAAAAGCACTTACCCGGATCTGGCTTGATGTTACCGGCGTCAGGGTTGAACGGGTGCAGGAAATTACTCCGGAGGATTGCTATGCAGAAGGAATCGTGTTTGTCCCAATAGGTGAAAAGAGGGCAGAAGACGAATGGGCAATAGCAAAATATGCTCACTTGTGGGACTCGCTCAATTTGAAGCGCGGCTCTGGCTGGGAAGCCAACCCTTGGGTGGAGGTAGTGGAATTTAAGAGAGTGGAGGGGCGGCCATGACAGACGCGAGAGACAGCTTAATCAATATGCAGGGCAGAAGGCTTGAGGAGTTGGAAAAACTATTTCAATCCGAGCAGGAGCAGCGCATCCATTGGCAATACAGGGCCATGAAGGCTGAGGCCGAAGGGATAGTGCTGAGAAACAATCTCAACATACACGCCGCTGCTGTCAAAGAGTTCGATCAAGAGGTGGAGCGATTGCGTTACGAACTAGAGGAAGGCGACCGTTGGCTAAAGCGCATGGACGAATATGTAGAAAACGGTCATTGTCCGCATTGTAAAGGAGATGATGAGGGAGGTCATAAAGAAGGCTGTTATGTCGGGGAGATAGTGGAACAGAATGACGAAATGAGGTTGGCATTAGACAAGATAGCCAAGCGAGCCCTGGCCAAACTGGTTGTTTCTGGAATGGAAATAACCGGCAACATGGAGGTGAGCGAATAATGAGCGAAGACAAGGATCTAGACATAAACCATTGGATAAACAAGTTTAACCAACAGGTGGACAGGGCAACGACCGTGGAAGTCGAGATCAAGCGGCTCAAAACGGATTACTCCGCCTGCGAACCGAACTCGCCGCGCTGAAGGATGCGCTAGCTGTTGGTCTTTATTGACTCGGCCAAATATCTTAGGAACGGAGGCCCAGGATGGCTAAGCGAAAATATCTTAACGGGCACCGGCGCGAACTGGTCCTCTGGCTGGCATCATTGGAGCAGATCCTCGAAGCCCACAAGGATTACCTGGAGGGGAAAGAGTTGACCTGGGTGAACTCCACCCTGCTGAGCGCCCGGGTTGCAATGGGCGAAATGATGAAATCCGCGGACGATACCGAAGTCCGGGCCTTGCTGAACTGCGCCAAACAGGTGAAGCCTATCTTATACGCTGCGGACCGCCGCCCGGCTGACGCGAAGATCCGCAACGTGGACGTGGACACCCTGTTTGACCTTGCCGAAAGTGCGGTGGAGCTATGCAAATACGACTGCGAAGGCAAATTTGCCGATTGTCCGCGGCGGGCAATGTTCCTAGAGCTGCTGGTCGAGCCATGGACGGAAAACGGACCATGCCCATACTACCGGGGAGAGACAATAAAAAGCGAGGGGGCAGATATCGGTGGAACCACAGACGATGCGACTGGTATTTAGAATTAATGGCATGGATGAGTATAAGGCTTTAATCCAAAAAGCCAAAAATCTGCTGGATGAATTCGACAAAACATGGGCCGCCATAAATGCTTTTGAGTTCGAAGGCAAGCTCAAAGATTGCCCAGATACGGACGATGCAACCATGGTCGCCAAAAAACCGGTAAAATAACCCAAAACCCGTGTTATAATCAAATCGTTATAAATATCGCGCGAAGGCCTCTGGCAACAGGGGCCTTTTTGTGTGCAGAAATGGAGGGGGGAAACCATGAAGCACAGGACCGAAGTGGAACCCGGGGAGCAGGAACGGGTCCGAGCGGCCGCCACCGGGATGATTCATGTCCTGCACTTGGTGACCGAAGAAGAGAAACCGGCCGCCGACCATTATGTCTGTTGGGTGGAAGGCAGCCAGGGAGTTTTCCAAGTAGCAAAAGGCGTGGTGGACGAATATGAAGCAAAAACGAAAAAGCGACCCAAAGATATTGGAGGTCTGCCGGAAACAGAAGTGCTGCGTGGAGGGGTGCTACCGGAGAGCCCAGGCGGCCCACATCAAGAGCCGCGGCGCAAGAGGGGACGACCGAGCAAACAACCTTTGCCCACTGTGCTGGGAGCACCACACGGAGCAACATAGCCAAGGATGGCCCCGGTTCCGGGCCAGACACCCGGAAGTCCGGAGCCTGGCGGACATAAAGCGCGAGTACCATGTTTGCTGGGAGTGTCTAGGCATAGATGATTGCCCGGCGGCTTTTGAAGTTGGACTCAAGGAATGCGTGAGCTACACGAGGGGGGATGAATAGTGCAGCCGAAGCAGATAGAGGGGATACCGGTATATGCCGCCCACGACAAAATCGTGGACATCGAAAAGGTGGTTCCGAACCCGCGCAACCCGAACCAGCACAGCGACTCACAGATTGAACTGCTGGCGAAAATCATCAAGGCCCAAGGGTGGAGAGCGCCGGTAACGGTATCCACCCGGAGCGGGATGATTGTCCGGGGGCACGGGCGGCTGGCAGCGGCCAGGCTTTTGAACTTGCCCAAGGTGCCGGTGGACTACCAGGACTACGCGACGGAGGAGGAGGAATACGCCGATCTGATCGCCGACAACCGTCTGGCAGAGCTGGCGGACCTGGACAACAGGATGCTGCTGGACTTAATAGAGGAGATAGACACCGGAGAGATTGACATAGAGCTCACCGGTTATACAGAAAAGGACATTCAGAACATAATAGACGCCCTCGCGGGCGCAACCAACACCGTGAACGGCAACGAGGATTCAGTACCCGCGGTAGCCGAACCGATATGCAAACTGGGTGAACTGTGGGAGCTGGGACCGCACCGGTTATTGATCGGAGATGCTACCGATCCAGCCCAAGTCAAGCGGCTGATGGGCGGGGAAAAGGCCGCCATGGTGTTCACGGATCCGCCGTATGGAGTGTCCTATCAGGATCCCGAAGGGAAGTTCGGCATGCTGGCCAACGATGACCTGACTGGGGACGACCTGGTCGCGAAATTACTACTGCCGGCTTTTAAAAATATGGTGGCCGCCACCATGGATGAAGCGGCATTTTACATTTGGCACGCCAGCGCCACCCGGGATGATTTCAGCTACGCCATTAAGGCAGCCGGACTCCTGGAACGCCAATATTTGATTTGGGTTAAGACCTCAGCTACCTTTGGCCGAGCCGATTATCACTGGGGGCACGAGCCGTGCTTCTATGCCGGCAAGGGGGACCGGTCCCCGGCTTTCCATGGAGACCGTACCCAACAGACGGTTTTGAGAGCCAGCCTGGCAACAGACAAGAGCCTGGCCACGACCATAGGTGCCGGGCTCGTTATATTAAACGGCAGCGGCCAGGGGAGACTTTACCTCTCGCCCAAGCCGCCCAAAGGGAAAAAGCTGAGACATCTACGAGTCATCCCCGGGGAGGCTGTAACGATCGCTGGGGAGACCAGCAATAACGACGTATGGGAAGTAGCAAACGACACCGGTACGCAACACCCCACCCAGAAGCCGGTCGAACTTGCCCGGCGGGCAATTACCAATTCAAGCCAGCCGGGAGACATAGTTTTAGACCTGTTCCTGGGGAGCGGTACCACTATAATCGGGGCTGAGATAACAGGTCGCAGAGGTTACGGGGCAGAGCTGGACCCACAATACGGATCCGTAATTATTCAACGTTGGGAGGAGTTCACCGGACGGAAGGCTGTGAGGATGCGTGGCTGATCACACTAGGATCAAACAATTTAATACGGACCGCGAGATTTACGAGCGCCAGGCCAGAGAGACTGACCAAGCATGGAAAGCGTTTCTGCATTACCGGAACAGCGAATCCAGGAGCCTAAACAACACGGCCGCGGCTCTAACGAAAGGTGACAGCATCATCAAACAGTGGTCCATGAAATGGCGCTGGGTGGAAAGGGTCAATGCCTACGACCGGTACTTGGACCAATCCTACCGGGATGCCCAGGCCAAGAAGCGCAAGCAGATGGCGGACCGGCATGTCAAACTGAGCGAAGCTATCCAGACCAAAGTTGCCACCAAGCTGCTGAATCTGAGCCCATCGGATATGACTGCCGGGGACACAGCCCGACTCCTGGACGTGGCGGTCAAGATCGAGCGCCTGGCCATGGGAGCACCCACCGAGCATCTCAAGACGGAAATCGAAGGGCAGGTGAGCGTCAAGCATGAGTACGATGTGGCCGCCCGAATTTTCTCTGATACAGAAGCAAGACAATTGTACCTGGCCCTTATGGCCAGACTCTACGTGGTCGAGCCTGACCCCAGCTGGCCTCGCGATGCACGCGAGCCAGGGGAAGTGGAAATATTATAGGCACTTGGCATTAATCAACGAGGAGCTCATGGAGGTGTTCTCCGGGCGCAACCTAAGATTGATTGTCGAGACCGCCCCGCGGCACGGAAAGTCCGAACTCATATCCAAGCACGCGCCACCGTGCTTCCTAGGAAACTTCCCCGATAAGCGGGTGATCCTCTGCAGCTACGAGGCGGACTTCGCGGCAAGCTGGGGCAGGAAGTCCCGGGATATCCTGGAGGCGCATGGGGAGGAATTATATGGCCTGAAGGTAAGCGGCGACTCCAGCGCCGCCAACCGCTGGGATTTGGAGGGACATGACGGCGGCATGGTGACCGCCGGTATCGGGGGTCCGATAACCGGGAAGGGCTTTCACCTTGGTATAATCGACGACTACCTCAAGAACGCCAAGGAGGCGGCCTCCAAGACAATCCGGGACGCCCAGTGGGACTGGTTCACTTCGACTTTTTACACCAGAGCTGAGCCTGTGGCGGCCATAATCATCATCGCCACCCGCTGGCATGAAGACGATCTTATTGGTCGGATCGTAAAGGACATGGAGAACGGCGGGGAGCAATGGCGGGTCATTCGCCTGCCGGCCATGGCCGAAGCCGACGACCCCATAGGGAGGCCGGAGGGGCAAGCGCTCTGTCCGGCCAGATATAACCTGGAAGACCTGAAACGCATCAAACAGCGGCTCGGGTTTTATTTTTTCTCGGCACTTTACCAACAGCGGCCCATGCCGGAAGAAGGTGTGCTTTTCAAGCGGTCCTATTTCCGGTACTTCGAGGAGCGGGAAGAACTGTACGTCCTGCACGGGCCGGAGGGGGACAAAACATTTCTCAAGGACCGGTGCTGGTTGTTCCAGACCATCGATCCGGCCGCAACCGAGGGACTGCAGAGTGCCTACTTCGTGTGTGAGACATGGATCATGACCCCGGACCGGGACTTGCTCCTCATGGACGTGTTCAGAGAAAAAGCAGAAACCACAAAGCACATGGTGGTGATGCGCTCCCAGTTCGAGCGCTGGCGGCCCAAGTTCCAGGGGGTGGAGAAACAGGTCTACGGCCTGAACATTATCCAGCAGGCCAAGCGTGAGGGACTTCCGATAAAATCGCTGAACGCTGATCGGGACAAGGTGTCCCGGGCCAGGCCCATGGCCGCCCGTTACGAAGCGGGTACGGTTTACCATCGGCAGGCGGCCGCTTACCTCGTGGATTATGAGGAAGAGCTGATCAGCTTCCCCAACGGGGAGTTCAAGGACCAGGTTGACTGTGCGGCATACGCCGGTATCCAGGCATACAAAGAGTCCAAGACCTTGTCCAAGGTCGTAGTTTAGGAGGCGATCCACCGATATGGCAAAGATAATCAACAAGGCCATAACCATGCAGGCCAAGGGGCGTGCCAAGGCAGGCGGGTCCAGGCAGCTCCCGGCCGACCCATTTGGCAAGCTGTATGGGGAACATGGTCTGGTCAGGCCACCCTATGAGTTCGATAAGCTGATGGAGCTCAAGGAATCAAACCCTATCCACTGTGCGTGCATCGAGGCCAAGGCTGATGATATCGCTGGGCTCGGATGGCAGTGGGTGAGCGAAAATGAGGAGAAACAACCCAGTTCTGACAAAAAGAAAGCCATGGAGCAGCTCCTCAAAAATTGCAATCCGGAGATGACCTTCCGGGAGATATTGCGGGCCGCGTGGGAGGACTACGAAACTATCGGCTGGGGAGTTATAGAGGTGGTTCCCGACGGCAAGGGGATGATGGCCGAGCTTTACCACGTGCCTGCTTTCACCTTGCGGATACACAACGACGGTATCCGGTTCGCCCAATATCGGGACGGGGTGGTTCGCTGGTTCAAGAGATATGGGGATGAGAACACCTACGATATGCACAGCGGGGAGGAAAAGGACGGGATCCCCGAGGAGGACCAAGCCGGGCAACTCATTGTGTTCAAGAAGGCCGGGGGGAGGTCGAGCTATTACGGCATCCCGGCATATATATCCAGCCTGGGGGCCATCGTCGGTTCGATGGCTGTGCGGGACTTCAACATAAACTGGTTCAGCCAAGGCACCATCCCGGATACATTACTGATTGCCGAAGGGGCCGACGTGGACCCGGCGGTCACCGCAACCTTACAGGCGTTCTTCTCCTATGAAACCAAGCACGCCCGGGGGAAGTTGGCCATACTCCCAGTCCCTGCGGAAACGGAAGGCGTAAAGGTCAGGCTTGAAAAACTGACCCCGGAGACCAAGGATGCCTCCCACCGACTGTACCGGCAGGACAATAACCTTGAGATATGCGTCGCGCACCGCGTTCCCCCATACCGGATTGGCTGGCCGATAACCGGCAGCCTGGGTGGGTCGACCTCCGCGGAAATGAATGAGTTTTATAAGGCGAGCGTCATCGCCCCGGCCCAGGAGATGCTGGAGCACCGTTTGAACTCCGTCTTGTTTGCCCCCTTCCAACCCGGGGGGTGGAAGTGGAAACTGAACGAAATGGACCTGACCGACGCGATTGCCGATTTGGACTACGCGGTCAAGGCTCTATCCAACCGACTAATGACTCCCGACGAAGGGCGGAGCCGGATTGGCCTCGAGCCGTACGAGAACAAGGAAGAAGGGAAAAAATTCTTCCAACCTACCTCTTGGCAGGAGGCCGGGAAAGAGGAGCCCACGCCCGAACCATCCAAAACGGAGCCCGAGCCCCCGCGACCGCCCCAACCGACGCCCCCGAAGGGTGAAAAAGGGGGCAAGCCGAATCAGGGGCCACCAGGCGCTCCGCAGGGCAAAGATGGTAAAGGGCAGGAGCCAGGCATCCAAGCCAACGTCAAAAAGGGCGCAGAGGACGACCCCGGAGGAGACGAATATTGGACCGACTGGGTCAAGGTGCACCACAAGCACGAGGTCAAGCTGCAAGGGGTTATTGAGGATTTTTTTCCAGACAGGCGGAGCGAATAATCGGGGCGCTGCCGCCGGATGGTAAGATACCCGAGCCCAAGATCACCAAGGCCCCCTGGTATGAGGGACTTATTGACCCCCTGGCTGATGAGCAGGACTTCATTGAGTGTGTCTTGCCGGAGCTAGAGGCAATATTCGCGGACTTCGCTCTTAAAGTCGCGCAGCAGCTACGGGCGGAATATGACCCTATGGATGAAGCGGCCCGGAGGTGGATCCAAGAGCACGTTGCGGACCTGGTCAAAGGGGTCAACGAAACAACCCGGCAATCTCTACGGGATACAATTGAGCAGGGGTGGATGGATGGCCAGGGAGTGGACGACATAGCTATTCGGATCCGGGATGTAATGGATTTTGCCAGCCGATACCGGAGCTTTATGATCGCCCGCACCGAGACCACCAACACCGCTAACATGGGATCCATAGCGGCGGCCAAGCAGGCGGGCATAGAGACTAAAACATGGTATGCCGCCCTGGACGAACGGGTGTGTCCGCTCTGCAACGACTTACACGGAACCACCATCCCGATCGATGAGCCGTTCGAATTCGGGGGGATGGGGCCAAGCCGCCATCCGAACTGCCGCTGCACGCTACTTCTTGGGGCAGGGGAGATTGAAAAACACCAGCGGGGCAAGCATGACCAAAAGAGCCACGGACGAAAAAGGAAACAGAGAGATTTCTATGTCAAGGATGCCATCGAATTAAGCAAGGATGAAGATATAAAGGGCGGAACTTATATCCGGGGTGTTAAAGTGTTTTATTCCGGCCGGCAAATCAGAGAAGTGGACGGGTTAGTCAGCAATTATGCTCTGCCGAACGGGCAACTGACACTTCCTAATGACTGGAAAAAGATGCGCGGGAATGCTATAATTCTTAATAGGGCTACGGGAGAAACTTATACCAGCGAGGTGCACTGGTACGAGTGCCCGAACATTGGCAAAGTGAAGTTTAAAACCATCCCGCGCCCCGAGGTGAAGCAGGAAAATGGCAATAAAAGAAATGGCAAGGTATGAAGGGGCAGTTAAGCTAAAGGGTCGTTATGTCGGCGAAAGTGACAATTTGGGGTGTATAAACGGGAAGATATATGACATAGTGGCGATACAATCATGGTGGAAGCCCAAGGATAAATATGCCGTTATCGACGAAACCGGGGAGGCGTACATTTACCCCGTTGATCAATTTGAGATCATAGAAGAATAAAACCAGCCGACAGAATACGACCAAGAGCCGTCCGAATGGGCGGCTTTTTTCGTGGGAGGAGGACCAGGGGATGGAAAACACGTTTATCAAAACCGATGACAAGATGCGCTACACCCTGGGCGTGGTATACGCCCCGGATGAGGTCGACAGCCAGGGCGACTTTTCTACCGCAGACGAAATCGAAAAAGCCTGCCATGGCTTCATGCGGCATATTCAGGGCAAGAAGTCGCGGGTCAATAAGGGCAGCCTGGGGTATATGCATAAGGACTGGGACGATGGGATTGGGGATATAGTCGAGTGCTTTGTCGCCCCGGTCGACATGACCATCGGCGACGCTGAGATCCAAAAAGGGACTTGGCTCATGGGTGCCATTTGGAACGAAGAAATTTATAAAAAGATCGAGTCCGGAGATATCACCGGGTACAGCATGGGAGGCAGCGGCACCAGAGAGACCGTGGATGATGTCCCCGATGCCCCGTCCAAGTTTGCTGCCGGGCTCCAGGAAGCGTTGAGAAAATATAACCGCAACGTTAACCAGGATGGGGGACAACATGATTAGCAAGAGAGGAGGTGACAATGTGCCAAACAAGCTCAAGAACATGAATATCCGCGAGGTAAGCGGGGTGACCAAGGGAGCCAACCGCAAGCAATGGCTCATCGTCAAGTCGGATGATAAAAAGGAGGGTAGCATTGCTGATATAAGCAAGATAGCCATCGAGGCCCTGCAGATTGCCATCAAAAAAACGATGGAGGAGTACAACGAACCCGACGACGACGCTATCGCAAAAATGGAGGGCGAGATCAAGACGTGTTTTGACCAATTCGTCGACTTCATCAAAACGGCTACGACCGGAACCTTCAAGCAGAACATGGGGCGCAGAACTCTGCGGGAGACCCTATGGGGGGCAACCGATGCCTTGTTTGAATCCATCCAGGTGACCCTTAATGACCAAGACCTGGAGGATGGCAAAAAGGCGTCCCAGGTAGAAAGCAATCTGGATCAATTCACCACCTGGATGTTGGATCAACTGGACCTATACAACGAAGGCGAAGAGGTGACAAAGGCAGGAGCCGTGATCAGTGCCAGCCGACTGGAGCGACTCCGGGAGACACACAGCGCTCTCGGGCAGATCATTGCGGAGGCTGAAAAGGGAAAGGATGAACCCGACAAAGGGGGAGTCCAGAAAGGGGATGATATCGAAGTGAACGCAGAAGAGATCACCAAAATGGTAGAGGCCGCCATAGCACCCATAGTCGAGAGGTTAGAATCTCTGGAAAAACACGACGACCCCGGCACCGAGGATAAAGTGGAGGATAAGATGACCCAGGCGGTCACCGACGCCATCACCAAGGCCATGGAGCCAATTGCCCAGCGGCTGGAGGTAATAGAAAAGGCCAAGGGTATCAAGAAGTCCATCGACGGGCAGGGGGATCCCGAACCAGTTACCAAGTCATTCTGGGGCGGCCTGCTGTAAGCCAACCGCCAACCCGTATAACCAAACCACGAGAGGCAAGGGCCTCTTTTTGTTTGCCCAAAATTACGAGCATTGAAGGGAGAGGATACTTTTGAGAAACACCGACCTCATAAAGAAAATCGACACAGGGGATTTGAATGCTGGCGGCATTCTCCTGCCGGAGCAAAGCCAGAAGTTTTTCCAAATGACCTTTGACGCCACCCCATTCTCAAAGATGCACCGCAAGGAACAGCGGAGAGCCCGGACCGGCGAGATCGACAAGATTGCCATTGGCGGTCGCCTGCTGCGGAAAAAGACCGAGGACACCGATGACAACTACCGCGCGGGCGTGACCCACGGGAAGGTCGAGTACGCCACCATCCCGGTGCGCCTGCCTTGGGAAATCACCGAGGAGACCCTTCGCGAGAATATCGAGGGGGAAGGCTACGAAGACCTGGTCATGGGTATGATGACCACCCAGGTCGGCATCGACCTGGAGGACTTGCACTGGAATGGCGACTCCACTCTGGTGGCAGACCCGTTCCTGAGCGTTAACGACGGCTGGCTTAAGAAGATGGCTGACGGGAACACCCATGTGGTGGATTGCACAGCCGATACCAAGTTCAACAAGGGTACCTTTTTCAATATCCTCGGCGAGCTGCCCAACAAGTACCGTTCCGAGAAGCTGCGCTGGATGATGAGCCCCAACCGTGCGCTGAACTGGATCGAATACCTGACCGGCCGGGCGACCGGAGCTGGTGATGCCGCTCTGAGTGGCAGCGGCGCTTTGGCAGCGGCCCCGCTGGGCATCCCCATCGTTCCTATCCCCAGCTTTGGGGATGATAAAATCGTCCTGGGAGATCCCCAGAACTTCGTGGCCGTGTGGACCTATAACGTCCGTATCCGCAAGACCACCGAAGGCCGCGAGGCAGTCATGCAGGACAAGCGGTTCTATGTTGTTCATTTCGACGACGACCCTGTAATTCAGGAACTCGACGCCTGTGTCTTGGCCAACAACCTGACCGCTACCACCCTGACGGACTAAGCCTATGGCTATGGTTAGACTAATCAAGCTCCTGAGCTATCGGGGGTTTGGAATCAGGGCAACCCGGGAGAATCCGGAGGTCACAACCGACGATGAGACCGCGGCGACTTTGGTCGGGAGCGGGTACTTCGAGTACCTGACTCCCCCGGAACCACCCCCGGAGCCAGAGGTGAAAAAAACTCCGACCCGCCCTAAGCGGGCCAAAAGATAAAGGAGGCTGATAGCAAATGGAACAACAGAGAGGCTATAACCCCGGTGCACTTGGCGTATTCCAAGTGGCCAACGGCCGAATCAGATATGGGGCGGCCAACGGAGCGGCCAGCGCCGGAATCGTTAATGTCGCGGTAATTCCCGCCGGGGCAATCATTATGAACACCTTGGTGGAAGTGGAAGAGGCCTTTAACTGTGGGAGCCCTGTCCTCCAGATAGGCAAGAACGCCAGCGTGGATGACTTGGTGCCTTCCGCATCCATTACCGAGGAGACTCCTGCGTTTTACCAGAACGGTACCCCGGTCATTGCCCGGACTACCGAGGAAACCACCATCAAGGCCAAACTGAGTCGCACCGGAGCCGCGGGCACCACCGGCATTGCCAACGTCATGGTGTTTTACGTTCGGGTCCACGAGGCATAGTTAGAGAGGGGGTAACCCCGTGGGATATGTGGCACTGGCTACCCTGAAAGGCAGGGTAGCAACAAATTTAAGTGACTCCCATCTGGACGAAATAATAGCGACAGAGTCAGCAGCGATAACCCGGGCGCTGGGAGTGGAGCCAGGCAGTCCCATGATCGAAACATTCTATGGGGCGGGGCCAGTCCTTTTCCTAACATACGATCCCGACCCCGGATCCGTGGCCGTTGTCTCCATTGCGGACGGTGTCGAAGCGACAATCGACGACGATGCATATTCCGTAATGGGGACGGCCATAGTCCGGAATAGCGCTCTGGCTGTCCGCTCTCCGCTGGACCCACCCGTCAAATGGCCGCGAATCACCAGGGCAACCTACGCCATGGCTGACAGCCCTGGCGTCCTGGCCGTATGCCAGGGGGTGTGCATTGACCTCTGCCGGTTGGCCATCAATGAAATGGGAGTGGAACAGAGCGAATCGATCGGCGGTTACAGCCATAGCAGCAAAGATACCAACACGGAGCGCAGGCGGATATTG